ATTGATGGATGGTGCTGGAGGAATAATTGTACCAAGCAGTCCAATGTCTGTCTGTCCTGTTCCTACTGGATAGTTTGCTGAAGTCACTACCCAATAATACTTCTCTCCTGTCTCAAGTTCTATCTGGATAGTTTTACCAAGTGTTGAACTTTGGTTTCCATCAACTCTGAAGAATGCTCCAGTAGTGAGAAGTGAATTGTTCAACTCACCAGTATACTCTCTTCTGACAATTTGATATGTTGATATAGTGAAATCAAACTCACTCAATTCATACACAACTGGTGGTGGAAATGGTGCAAATACTCTCCAGTTCCCACTAAACAATTGCGCTTGTACAATTGGGAAGTATTGAGATTGACCAAAACTATTGGTCAACTTCATCCAATACCCTCTCAAGTCTGTGACATCTGCAACACCAGCAATGGGAGCAATATCTGCTTTGAATTCTGTATCCTTGGATTGAGCAGATATGCAGACTCCAGTATACAATACTTCATCTTCAATTGCTTTCTTCCATGCTATGAGTTGAACTTCATTCATCATGTCCAGTAGTCTTGTGAGTATTTGAGTTTGATTGTGATGTTGTAGAGTTTCCCATTCCGCTCCTTTTTCTCTACAAAGGATGTATCAATGATGGATACTGGTTTTCGATATCCAAGATTCTTTGATGATGTTGATTCTATGATTTCAACTTGGTTGCTTGCAAAGAGATTCCTCAAGAAGACAAACTCATTCTCTTGAATCCAATCAGAAGTGATGGTCAATGTCTGAGTCACTATGGTCTGTCTGTCTGTCAATTGTCTTTGCCAATTGTTAAATGTACCAAAGTCATTCATGAGAAGTTTCTTGTACTGCTTTCTCTCAAACTCATTGCTCACTTCATTCTTCTTGATAAAGTTGAAGTAGTCCCATCCAGAGCGACTATTCACCCAAGCAATTCTCACATAGTCATATCTGCAATCATATTGTCCATACTTCTCTGCATTGTAAAAGTTGTATATGTTACTTGTTGGAAATCCACCAATAGTTGCTGAGAAGATGATTGTATATCTCACCCAGTTTGGATTCATTGCTGGTTTGACTGAATTGGGGAAACTACCAGCATCATTGATGTTCATTGGATAGACTCCACAACCAATCACTTCTGTTCCTGTCAAAGCAATCTCATGAGTTGCTGGTGGTCCTCCAGCAGTAGTGTACATCACTATCTTCATTGCACCAGCATTCCCAGCAAGAGTAGTCTTCAATGGAACATACATCAATCCATAGTCAGTACCAAAGCATGGTATATAAGCAGTAGGACTACCAAAAGTTGGCAAAACATATGGAGCATTGAACCAAGTGTGTGTATCTGTGAATCTATCTGTCCATACCCGACTTGAATTGCTTGCAAGAGCAAGTTGAGTATCACCAGCACCATCAACACTTGGTTTGTATCCATTGAATGGTTGATAGTATCCATTGAGAATATAGTTGGTCAGATTCAAGTATATTCCATTGTCAGTCAATACTCCTCCAACTATCCACCATTCTGAGAACTGAAGTGTGAATGTCTTCCAACTTCCACCAATTGGTTCATCCCAAGGATTGTCTGCTGGAGTAGTATGCATATCTGGAGTAGACTCATCATTGAACATCTTCACTACTGGTGCAAGGTCAAAGAGCAAGTCATTTGTTGATGGACTCCTGTCTACAAAGAATGTATACACTTTTCCTGTTGCAACATCTGTCACAGATACTCCATACTTGAAACCATCTTGAGTGACATTGGTGGATGAGATTCTGTAGAGAAGTCTTTGTCCTCTCAATGTCCATGGATATGGTTGGTCTACTAAAGTTAGTGCCATGTCTATTTGATATATTTATCTGATTTCAATTGCTTCTCTATGTCTTGAATGAGTGATGATATGATGGTCTCATCAAACTCTTCAAGAGCATCATCTATTGCTTCTTGGAAGTAGTGGATTCCTTTGATTCCCTTCTTCCCAATACTGATAGACATCCTCCTTGCTACGTTCAACAATTCATCTTCTCTATCCTTTGGTTTGGTTGCTCTCTTCTTGAATTGACTTCTCTTCATCACATTCTCAGAGTCAACATTCCTCAATCTGATTCTCTTCAATTTTATCCATGCAAGGATTGGAGCAATCGGAGGAGGAGTTGAGTTTGGTCTTCTTCCTTCCTCTATGACATCAGCATACTCCCTTGTTGCATCAGAGTTTGTGGTGAAGATGATGACATCTGTCTTCCCTCTCTTCCATAGTCTATATGTCAATGAGTCTCTAAGTTTCCCAGATGCTACTCTCCTCCTTTGCTTCCCATCAATAGTCCGATTGATTTGAAGATTGCTCTTTGCAAGTTCAACTGCTCTCACACCAAACTCATTGAGCATCTTCCTCAGTTCAGATAGTTCAGCCATGTCTATTCTTCAATGATTGGTTCTACTACTGGAGGAACATATTCACCTGTGATGGTCAAGTTCAATTGTGTTGCACCATAGGTATATGCTTCCAAGTTGGAATCACCACTATCTCCCCAATTCAAATAGTCATCTCCATATATACTCAGACTTCCATCAGCAATAGAGCAGAGTGATTCATCACATAGTTGATACTGGAATGTTGCAGTAGATTTCAAGTCATCATATGAGATATACATCTTCAGTATGGTTGCTTGCTTTGATTGACCATCTTTCCAGATGTCTATTGGTTGTATTGTCTTCATATTTTTTCAATGGATAGTTGTGTCATCTTTGCATATATGGTTGCAGTTGCTCCATTCGTTACAGGAGCAAAAGAAGGAGTGAAGTTCCCAGCATTCGTGGTAGATATGTAGAACTGATATTCTGCAAAACCATTCAATGCTACTCTTGCATTCAATGCTGGAGTCAATGTTGCTCCACTCGTGATAGTAGACCAGTTCATGGTTTGTGTTGTATCATTCCCTCCTGTCACATATCGACCAACATACATTGTTGCTCCTGTTGGTAGAGTGAATATATGATTGATACCAGCAGCACCAGTTGAACCAGTAGCAAGACTGAATCTTCCTGTATATTCACTATTTGCTTCAAGTGATACAATGCAATCTGTGATGTTGACATATGTTGCTGAACTGGTATTTGTCAATGTAGTATTCAACAACTTCTTGATGAATCCAAGAGCAGTATTCAATTGAGCAGCAGTCAAAGTTGATATACTATTGTCAGCATTGATTCTCAGATATGTGATTGCTGATGGATTCGGAATGGTCAACACATTCCTTCCAGCATCAGTTGAGTCTGTGATTGCTGATGCAACAAGTTGCTTGCTCTTCCAGAGTGATGTTCCACCATCATAGTACAAGTAGTCTTGTGATGTTGGACTCAATACAGAGACATCATGCAGTTCATCCAGTTCATATCCATTCTGAATTCTATACTCAATTGTTCCATTGGTTGGAGATGTTCGTATCACATAACCTACATAGACCAAGTGATTTGGTGCTGATGGTTTCACATTGGTGATGTGACCAGCAGTAGTGGGAGACAAGTAGATGACTTGACCATCCACAAGAGTATCAGATGTGAATGGATTGGGAGCAGTTGTCCTTGTGTCAAGTGTGTCTATTGCTCCAAGCATCACAACAAAACCATTACTATTGTTTGGTATATCTTCATAGACTACACCAAATGTCTGTGCTGAATTTGCATCATTATTTGCTTGAGCATATACTGCATTCGGAACATTCCCAGTTGAACCAGATAGATAGACAATGTGTCCTTTGTGCAAGACTGCTCCAGTTGAATTCCTCACCTTTGTCTTGACTGCTTTTGCAAAGTCTACTACACCATCATCATCTGTATCATAGACTGCTTTGGTCATGTCACCGACTCCAGCAGATGTATACTCTACATCTCCTGTGGTAGCATTCTGTAAAGTGAGAACTTGACCAACAGAAGCAATACCATCAACCACATTTGGAGTTCTGATTCCAATTTGTGTTGGTGACATATTGATTGCAGTCAAGTCTGTTCCAGATTGTGTGCTGATTCCTATTTCTTGTGAGTTGACTTGAATTTGACCATAGTCAGATGTAGTGTTGTTCTGACATTCTATCTTGACAAAGTCAGCACCATACTCAAGTCCTTGAGTAGTATCACTTGATGGAATAGTTGACTTGATTGTTCCTCTATATGAACCAGTCAAGTTTAAGTCATAGATATCCTGTATCTCAAAGTTGAATCCAGATGCATCAATCACATTTGCTTGAGTCAATACTGAATCTTGAATCAAGACATCTTGGAATCCTTGTGATGCAGTAGGTGCTGGAGCAGATACCCAGAATCCTGTTGCAGTATCATATGTCAACACTTCACCATCATTGGGTGATGGAACTTTGACATCACTCAAGTCATCCAGCACATCTGGGATAGTTGGCTTGTTCAGTATTTGATAGTCACCAGATGTATCATTCCAATCAACTGGAGATTGTCTGATTCTATATCCAGTTGCAATGAGAGTCCAATATGTTGCATTGGTTGGTAGAATAGCATCATTGGTTGCAATACATCTGTAGATACTTCCAAGGTAGTAGACAATGTCTCCAATGGTATATGGATTCCCTGTTGCAGCAATATGATTTGGATTGAATTCTATACTACCAATTGCGCTTGTTCCTCCTCCTCCTGTGCTGGTGAACTGGACTCTTCCATCACCCAAGTCAATGATGTCCATTCCTGTTCCATCCACTAAGTCAAGAATGTTCTGGATGATATTTGGTGTACCATTGGTCTTGAGTAGAAGTGATGCTCCTCCTCCTCCAGTTCCTCCACTACCACTACCACCAGCACTCCAGTCTGATGGTATCTCACAAGCATTCCAATCCCAAGGGAATGTCATGGTCAATGATAGAGTCACTCCAGTCAAGACATGAGTATACTCCTCCATGAATGGACTGATGGATGCACCATCTTCCAGTTCCACATCTTGACCAAAGATGATGTTCCCATTCTGAATCTCAGCAAGCAAGTCTTCAGCAAGTCTGATACAATCACTCAATGATTCTCTCTGATACTCTGTCTTGTCTTCCTTGTCTCTTGGAAGGTCTGCAAAGATGATGTCAAAGGAGAATGAGCGAGTACCAGTAGATGGATTCATGGAGACTGGAACTATGTGCATCCAAGGATACTCAGCATCCTTCATGATGTCTGTCACATCAATCTGTCCATGTGAGAATCTCTTGATGAGATAGTGACCAGCAGCAAAAGCCTTGAATCTTTCTACCACTACATTGTATGATACTTGACTGAACATATTTGTCTATCTGTTTTGTTGTCTCATTAGTCTTCTGGTCTCAACTTGATAGTCTCTCATATATGCCAAATGAGTGAATATCTCTCTTGCATCCTTGTCCAAGATTGCTTTGAACTTGGTGATGTCTCTCTCTGCTACTGACTCAATGATGTGATACCATCCCCATCTATCAAGTCCGCTTGGTGTGGAAAAGTCTCCATCATCATCATCCTCATTTGCTTGAGTGAACAGGCTTGAGAATTGAGTAGTGATTCTCTTTCGATAGTCGAAAAAAAAACCAATGCTCCATTCACTCTGTCCATTGTCATCTGGTTGATGTACTCAATGTATGTTGGTATGGCATCACCAGAGTATGGTTTCAATGTATAGAACTTTCCAACTTTCGCTTCAATTGGTCTGAAGAGTATTGCCATGAGTCTGGGTAGTTCCTTGAAGTTGACTCCTTCATTTGTCCATACTTGATTGCTCATTGCATCCAAGTCAACAAACTCTCTGAATGAAAGAGCATTGATATCTGGGATGAATCCTATGTGCATTCCTCCAGCACCAAATGTCTGCTCATGTCTTGGTGTACCAACTTCACAAGCATCATAGAATGACTCATTGATGAAGTCAATTGTCTGGAAGAGCATGGACTCAACTTCTTCTCTTGACTTACCAGTTGCAATCATTGCTTTGGTGATGTCTGTCTTTGCACACATGAAGTCCACATACTGCTTCAATGTGATACTATTGTAGTTCTTGGGGAGTGATACTTCCATCATATGTTCCCAGCAATTTGAATGATTGGTCTTCCTTCTTCTCCTGTGATTTCTTGTCGCTCCACATATCCTCTCTTCTTTCCTTTGGTCTTCAGATAGAAGATGGTTGCAGCAGTATTTGGTGCATCCTTTATCTTCATGACTCTACCATTGTTTGCAAGAACTTCCTTCTCTGCTCCATCAATTAGTTCAAAGAGTTTCTTCTCTGCAAAGTCAATTGCAAGGTCTGTGATTTCTTGAACTGCAAAAGCATACTCCTCATCCTCCTTCATCCATGTGTGGTGAGTCCTTGAACTGATTCCACATATCTTGACTGCTTGAGTCACTATCCCCATTGTCTGTGACAGAGCATTAATCATTGCTTGCTTCCTGTCTTGGTTTTGATTTGCTTCCATTTCGCTATTGTTTTGCTTCTGTTTTGCTTCTACTTTGCTTCACTTTTGCTTGTGAATGATGTCTGACATATAGCAAGTCTTTGCTTTCCTTCTGGATATTCAGATATCATCTTGGAGTCACTCATGCATCTTGCAATGAATTCAGTCTTCTCCTCATTTGGTGTTGGTGTAGGTATAGGCATCACTTGTGTTTGTTGGTCTGATTGATTGCATCCAGTACACCAAGCATGATGAAGCACAAAGCACCAGCAAGAATGACAAAGAATAGTAGTTCATTGCCGATATCACTTGTGTCTTTGTATCCATCCCAGACATTCTTCCCACACTTGATGGTATCTGGAATCATGATGGTAGTATGTATGATTGTGTCTCTCACTTTTCTATCTCATTCAGTTGTGCATTGATGGAAGCAATCAAGTCTTTGATACATCTTGGACAATTGGGAATGTGCTTCTTGCTCCCAGTCATCTTGTTGAACCATTCCTTCAATAGTAGAATGTTTTCACTCTTGAGAATTCCCTTGATTGGAAGTTCTTCCATGAACTTCTTCAGTTCCTCTGTCTGTTCATCATTGAGTCTATACTTTCCCCATTTCCCAATTGGACAGGATGTGAAGGTGAACTTGGTCTTCTCCTTGAGGAAGCATCCACAGAGTCTTGTCTTCCTTCTGTAGAAGGTGACTACATTGTCTTGTTCTATCTCCTCAATCTGTTCTGGAGTCAGAGCATTCCCAATGATGGGTCTACCACAAGTTGGTTTTGTTCCATTCTGGTTGTAGAACTTACATTGTCTACATATCATCAGTCTTCCATCTTGGACTGACTTTGGTACATTTAGATTCCACATTCCTTTTGATTTTGTTGATTGCTTGCTCTACTAACTTATACAAGTCTTTGATTGGGATTCCCGTTTCATCACTCACCTTCTGATAGGAAAAGTCATCCAGCATATAGAGTCTCAAGATGACTGCATCTATCTGTGGCATCAGTTGAATGTATGCATCCAGATACTCATTGTCCAGTCTGCTTCCCATCCAAGGTGATTCCCTTTCCTCTTCATGCTTGATAGACATATCACTCCAACTTCTTGCATATCTGGTATACTTGATTGCAAAGGAAGATGACTGGTTGATTGCTCCTCTCCAGATTGCTTTGTTCACATACCAGAATAGTGTTCCTTCACAAGCAAGTTCTTCTGCTTTCTGTCTCTGATTGTCTACTATCTTCAACATCACTTCACACAACAAGTCCTCTCCTTTGACTCTGTCTCTCATCAACCCAATTGCATATGACTTCCATGTGTTCATATGTTGTCTCAATTGAATGTCCAAACAAGATTCCATGTTGCAGAATAGTGACATATCTTTGTTCAAAGTTAGATGCAATCAGCATCACATGAACTACAATTGTATGAACAGACTGGAAGAGCATATACTGGAACACTTTGGAACAAAGGAGTCTTGTGCAAGGAAGATGAACATCAGTAGATGGTCACTCTATCGATACATTGACAAACCAGATACCATGCAATTGAAACATATCAAGAAACTATCTAAACTCACCAACACACCAATATGCACTCTGATAAATTAGGAGCAGAGGATTCTATCTATGCAGTCCTCTCATTGATACCAGACCATCACAAGATGGAAGCAATAGAACTACTACTTCCCCATTTCAATCCGAATGCAAAGAAGTATGGTAGTAGAATCTTCAGAAGGATGAATGAGCATCTTCAACCATCTATGGAGTCCTTTGAGTATATCTGTGAATGTGTATCAGCACAGACTGGAATAGTCAACATACCATCATCTGGAAGTAGAATCAAAGAGAAGGTCATCAGTAGATATCTGGTGATGTATTGCATGAATCAAGAGTATGTCAAGCAAGGGATGATGTCTCTTGTATCTTTGGGAAAGATGTTTGAAAGATGTCTCACCCATTCTACCATCATTCATGGTGTATCCCAGATTGAGAATATGTATGCAACAGATGCTGAATTGAGAAGGATGTTGAATGAGATTGCTGATTGTCTCTCTGAGTATGGACTCACTTGCACCAGAGAACAAATCAAAACTATCAGAGTCCTATGAGACCAGCAAAGAAGAAGTATAGAACAAGGAATTGTTCCAGTATGGGAGCATCAGTCTTGATTCAAAACTACCATAGTGAGAGACTGGAGAAGTATGCTGAAGTGAAAGAGATATCTTTGGACAAAGCAGTCAATGAAATCATGATGCTTCACAAGAATCAAATCAATGTGGCAAAGCATATGAGTGAAGTGATTGGAGTGAGTCACCAAAAATACAAGGAGACATTGATGAGACTTGGTGAGAATCATGAATACATCAGATGAAAGAATGGTACACATTTGCTGAACTACTGGAGTCATGTGGAATCACCACATCCCAGTATATCAAACCAAGACTCACTTGGGATACTATGACATTCCAAGACATGATAGACTACTATGAAGGGAATGACAAGTCAGAAGAGATGTTCAATGCTCTGGGAAGACTGGGTGAACTTCTTCACTATCGTATCTCTGGGAATCAAAAGGATGAAGTCATACTAGGTGAACTATGGTATGACAAGGAAGACTTCCAGCATCTATCAGCAGATGAGTTTGAAGACTTGGTTGCCGATTTTGTAGACTCCTATTTTGAGATGCAGACATATCTATCATACACCATCACCAACATACTCATGACAGAAGAGTATCATACTGAACAGGACTTTGATGGATACAGGATTGTTGCATATGGGAACAAGGTAGAAGTCAATCTATGGAACAATGAAATCAAATACATATTCAAAAAGTTTTTCCAATGAATGAAATAGACATCAAACAGAAAGAACAGGAACTAATGGAAGAGATGATTCTTCTATGCTGCAAGAGACTCATGAAACCATCAGTAGAAGCAAGCAAGAGGATGAATCAAATCTTCTTCCAACTTCATGACTTGACTGGTGACAAGAAATATCTACTATGATTGAGTTTCTCCCCAAGCAACTGGATGCTCTCAGACATCTTGCAATAGACCATGAATGTGAACTTGTTCTCTTTGGTGGTGCTGCTGGAGGAAGCAAGTCCTTTCTTGGTTGTGCATGGCAAGTCCAAAGGAGACTCAAATATGAAGGTACAAGAGGACTGATTGGAAGAAGTAAGTTGGACACATTGAAGAAGACTACTCTGAAGACATTCTTTGAAGTGTGTCAGATGTATGGACTCAGAGCAGACAAAGACTATCGATTCAATGGACAATCAAATGTCATCACCTTCAGCAATGGAAGTGAGATTGTCTTGAAGGACTTGTATGCATATCCTTCAGATGAGAACTTCGATTCACTAGGAAGTTTAGAAATCACAGACTGGTTTGTAGACGAGGTATCCCAAGTCACCAAGAAAGCAATAGACATCTTGAGGAGTCGTGTGAGATTCAAGTTGAGAGAATACAATCTTCCTCCCAAGGGATTGATGACTTGCAATCCATCCAAGGGATGGTTGTACAATGAAATCTTCTCTCCTTGGAAGACTGGTTCACTACCACATCAGTATGCTTTCATCCAAGCAACTGCAATGGACAATCATCATCTACCACCAACATACTATGAGACTCTTTCCCGACTCCCAGAAGTAGACAGAAAGAGACTGCTGGAAGGAGACTGGGACTATGATGAGAGCATAGACAATCTCTTCAACTATGATGACTTGCTGAGATGCTTCAGAGATGAAGACCAATCTGGAGAGATGTACATCACAGCAGATATTGCTCGTCTTGGAAAGGATAGAACTACCATTGGTGTATGGAGGAATCTTCAATTGATTGATGTAGTTGAATACAGGAAGAACAGAATCAATGAAGTTGTGGAGTCCATCAGACAATTGAGTAGAAAGTACCAAGTCAAGTTGTCCAATATCATCTGTGATGAAGATGGTGTGGGAGGAGGAGCAACAGACTTCTTGAAGTGTAGAGGATTCCAGAATGGTGCAAGAGCAAAGCATCCAGAGAAGTTCATGAATATGAAAGCAGAATGCTACTTCAAACTCGCTGAGATGATAGAGCAGAATAGAATCATCCTTCCATTGGTCAATAGAGACACATTAGTGAAGGAACTGGACATGATACGAAGGAGACATCCAGATTCAGATTCAAGACTCTCTGTGACAAGCAAAGAAGAGATTCAAAGACAACATGGAATCTCTCCCGATTATGCAGATATGGTGATGATGCGGATGTACTTTGAACTGCATCCCAACTATGGGAAGTATTCATACATCTGAAAAAAGAAAAAGGACTCTATTGAGTCCTCTTCTTTGTCTATCTGGTGATTGACTACTTAATCTCAATTTTCAATCTCTGGATGAAGGTGACTGGTTCATCCTTATATGTAGAATGCTTGATGGTTGCTTTGCAAGTGATGGTCATATCCTTGCTAACTGCATCATGTGAATGCCATTGATGTATTCCATCAACATTCTGGATTGGTTGTGTCAATGTTCCTCCTTTGTAGGTATACACTTTCTTGTCAGCATCAATGAAAGTATAGACATTGATGAATCCATATGCTGACTCATATCCAGTTTGCTTGATGCAAGTCAAAGTCATGTTCAATCTTTGACCATCAGTATAGTGATGACCATTCACCAGAGAAGACATCAATTGCTCCTTCTCAACTATTTTCTGATACTGCTCTGTAGTATAGAACTTCTCCTTGTGCATCACTCCAAGACCAAGTTCTACTGCAAGTGATTGAGCATATGATTCAAAGTCACTACCACCAAATGAATAATTGCACCAGTCCTCATATTTCTCACTATACAATGGACATCCTTTTGCTACCCAGATGATGAACTTTGGTTCACAATCCTTCAATTCAACTCCTTTGTTCTTCCCAAACTTCACCATAGTAGGAGTCATCTTCTGACTTCTGAAGATTGGTCTGAGAGATTCCATTGCATCATTCACCAGTTCTCTTCCAGCATTCTCTGCAAATTGCTCTGCAAGCATGAGAGCAGTATCATAGTCAGTAGATAGATTCTTGATATACTCTGGTTTGGAATAAGCACTACCAATATTGTGATTCCATAGTGTGTACATCTTAGTTCCAGCACCTTGAGATAGGATTGTGATTCTTTGTGTCATGTGTGTGTGTGTTTGATTTGTTTGACAAATATAGACAATGATAGACATCCACCAAACAATTTTGAAAATATTTTTTTTGATGCTGATTTTGAGCAAGTTACAAAACAAAAAAGCATCCAATCTGGATGCTCTTTGTATCAGTTAATCTGGAAGAATGTCCTCACAGATGTAGATGATGTAGTCTATTGTGACTTTGATACCATCATCACTCAGTCTCTTCACCATGATATTGAATCTGGAGCGGATATAGA